CAAATAAATTATTCATGATTGTTTATTTTTTTCCAATTTCCGTGTTCTGCTCTTAATTGATATATTCTTTTAAACCATCTTTTCGCTTGCTCTGGTGAAGTAAAGAATTCTCTTTCTGGGTAAACGCTTGATCTAATATATATTAGTAGAACAAATTGATCAGTTATTATATCGTGCCAGGGACCGTTTCCTGATCTACCCTTAAAAATATAATGCTGAAAATTAATAGATGCTATTTCTTCTCCATTTCTTAAAAAGAATGAATGTGTTTTGTAGAAAAGATCTTTATCTTTTTTATTTTTCATATTCTATTTATTTAATTCTTCAAGTATTATCTTATAAATATCTGACTCTTTTACATCTTCAATAGAAATATCATCATTATAAAAATCTATTAATAATTTACTTGCTTTTTTAGCGAAAGCATTTTTTCCTTGTTCTTTGAAATAACCATATACTTCCATTGGTATGCTCATATTCATTTCTCCTGCTTCAACTAACTCTATTAATTGTTCTCTAATTTCTTCTTTATTCATATATTATTTTATGCCACTTATCTATAAATCTGATGAATTTCGATTTATATTTATAATTTTTATAGAATTTTGTTGTAATTGCAATACTACTTCCATATCCTCCCCACGCGATACCAGTTTGAAAAAACGAATTTCCTTTTTCTTTCTGCAAACATAGAATATTCAAATGTTCATACATATATGCTGGTTCTTGACCTACTGTGATTCTATTTTCTTCAATATCGAAATCAAGCCAACCATCTTTACTGAAATATTCTTTTAACGAATCTTTACAAAATTGTTTAATTTCTTTTGTAAGAAACTGTTTGTTATTTCTTAATCTTGCTTGACGAGGATTGCCAAATCCTGTAATGCCTCCTACTCCCATTCGATGTCTCATAATAATTAATCTATTTAATTATGTTTCTATTATACCATATCGTATGATATATGTAAATAGGCTATTTCTTTTTCTTTAATTTTCTTTTCTTTAACTCATCGTTGCAATCGTCTAATTCTGCTTGATCACAATCGATCGAAATTTCAAGATCTTCTATCCGTTCTTTAAGTTCTTTATTAGTTAGTTCGTCGATTTCTTTTTCCCACGTATCTTTTTTCATATGTTTATTTATAATGACTTAATGCTTCTCCATTACCACCTAATTTTGAAAGTATTTCGAGAACTTTTTGCATTTCTGGATTTCTCCAGCAACTAATACCATACGTAAAAGGTTTATAATAATGATAATAATTTTCATCTATATGTCTTTGTGCTGCTTTAGCTGTCAAAAATACACCACAACCATCCTCTATTTTATCTTCCCAATTAAACCAAGAAAAACCATCAGATCCGCATTCTTCACAGTAATCTGGTAATTTTTTATCTTTATCAAAAAGTTTTTGACATTTATCACAAAGAACCTCTTCAGCATTATAGTCTTCTCTATTTTTTCTTTCAACTTCAGAACAATAAGAACTATCACCATATACTTTTACTTTGTGCATAACAACAAAGACTGGGAATTGTGTACAACGGTTATTCTGTTTATTCATTTCTTTACCAGTATCTATTAAGAATTTTAGATCTTCTTCATTTATCGTGTTCATATAATTTTAAATTCGTTTTTATGATTTAATATTTCGTTTTTGAATTTTAAACCGTTTTCGTATACTTCGTTAAGAATACGTGCTTGTGTTTTAAACGCTTCAACTTCTAAAATAACTTTTAATGTTTCTAACTTTAGAATTTCCATTTCTAATTCTTCTGTTTTTGTCATATTTGTCTTATTTTACTAAACATTTCTTTTATTGTTAAATCACCAATATCAAATCTTTCTTCACTTCTCGATGATACAGCATATTTCTTTTCAACTAAATCTAAGTACATACTAAATTCTCCGTCTTTACCCATATACATAGTATCCCATTTTTTGTCTGAAAAATATCTTTTAACATCTAACTGTTCTAATGCTAAATTATCAAAAGCAATAATATTTTTATTGAAATAATGTCCGATTTCTTGTTTAAAAGTTTGTATTTCTTTTTCAATGTTTTCGTTGTAATATGATATACCCCTACCAACTTTTTTATAACCCAATATTAGTATTCTTTTAAAGTCTTTTGTACATCTTTTTAAATCTTCAAATGTATGTACACCAGCAATAAGATGAATAACACATTGTGAATATTTATCATTTTTATCAACAAACATTTTTATTTTGTCGTGCAATTCAGATTTATATGAAATACCAATCGCTTTTGGATTAAAATCTAGATCGTCTAGATGAACTGCGTTAATAGTTATGTTAAATATTTTGTAGTAACATTTTCTCATCAACCATTTTAAATCTCGACTACATTCGAGAGGATTACCCCCACCGATAGCTAATTCGATACCAGAAGGTAAATCATTAAAAAGTTTATAAGCCAAATCAACGTCAAACGATTTTCCATCTGGTGTTGATTTCTCATGACAAAACGCACATCCCGCATTGCATTTATTTGTTATTTTAACATCAATGCTTTCGGGTAATTCTGGAATTGGATTATCAGATAATCTCAACTTTGTACCGTCGTCTAAAATTTTAACTATATAGTTTCCGTTTTTGTATTCCCACATATTAGTGATTATCATTATCAATTGTTATATACGATTCTTTGCCGAAAATAAGATTTTTCAATGATGCGTATTCAGCGAACGCTTCTTCTGCTGAATCAATGCTTTGGTGGTCGATATAATGATCTTCTTTGTCAACGTTGAATACAACTTTTTTATTTGTGTAGTCTTCGATTACTTGTTTTAATAATGTTACGTCTTTTTCTCTGCCATATAAAAACGCGTATGTTGCACAATATTCTGCTTTGCTTTTCCATTTTTTTAGTTGTTCGTACCCCCAACCAAATTCGTTTCCGTTTATTACGATAATATCTTCTTTAATTTCTGGTACTTCGTAATCAGTACCTCCGTCGACAACAACAGAATGAGTTGACGATGAATTTGTTTCAAATATACTTTTTCTTATTTGCATATTTTTATTATTTAACTTTTTTAATTATTTTGCAATACTCTGCAACTTCCATTTTAATTTCTCCTTTCGGTGATTTTAAATAAACCCTATTATTATCACAAAAACCATATTGAAAATCAGTATAAACAGTTTTGTCTTTACCAGAACCAAGATCGTAATCACGAATAACTTTATCTCCAACTCTTAAACCATAGTATCTCTTTCTTTCAATATTAAACATGTCTCCATAGATTTTATCAAAAACTGATTTTTCTACGAATTTTATTTCTTCTTTATTCATCGTTTTTATCTTCATAGAATCTTACATATTTCATAAAACCAACGAATGATATATTTTCTTCAACGTATTTTTCTCTTTTTTCCCAGTCGTATTCATGATTATCATTGAATTCTTTAGCAATACTTTCTTTATATTTTTCATATAAAGTTGTTATCGCGTCTTTAATTTCATTTGGTTCTATTTTCATTATTTTATATTTAGTTTTTTAATTTCTTCGAGATGCCATTCTTCTGCCCATTTTATAATGTCTTCAATATCTACTCTTTCTAACAACCAATCATCGAAATCATCAGGTAGCATATCATCTAATAATTGAGGATTTTGTGAGCAATGTTTTTCTGATAGAAACTGTTCGAATGATATCATGTTTTATTTTTCGTCTATAATTATCTTTCTTAATCTAAAAGTATCTGTCTTCAAATATTGTTTTGCAAGAAAATTTTTAATTTCGTCAATTGCGTTTGATACAGAAGACGATATAATATTAACTTCGATATTATCGTTTTTGTTGAATATATTAGCTATACCACTATATTTAACACCATATAATTCAAAAACGAATATGTGTTTTTGTGTTTTCATGTTATTTGAATAAATAAATTGTTATTAAAACAACTATAATTATTATGATTGAACTAACTATTATTTCTGTTAACATATGTTTTCTAAACGCTGATACTTTGATACTTATTCTTTACTCTTATTTATCGACGGAATAGTCTCTTTTCTTTTATTGCTAGATGTCATAGAATGATTTTAGATGATTTTTTATATCTAACTAACAGATATATTCATCTTAGTCTTTTTTCATTCTCTAACAGTGTTTTAGAGTCTTATTTTTTGATATAAACATTGATATTGAAGTCTTCGTATATATCCAACCCTTTGATATTCCTTTCACCTGATTTAACTGCATCCTTCAGAACAGAGTCTAGCAGTCCCTTTTCGATGGCTAACTTTAATGTTTCGTCAAAGTATTTTTGAGGTATATCTTTCAACGAAACAATTTTAAATTTCCACTCTGATTTAGCAGATGATTTACCAGATTTTGTTTCTGATCTAGTATCGATCGCTTCAACTAAGTCTTCTGGTTCTTCAAATTCTATTGGTCGTAAACCTTTTTTTTCACGAAGATCGTTTTTCTTTTCTTGTTGCAATCTGATTTTTTCTGTTTCTTCGTCTTGTTTTCTTTTTTCTTCTCGAAGATAACTTGACATTGCTTCTTTAACAATTGCACTGATTTCTTTACATCGTTTGATTTTAGGCATGTAGATACTATTGATTGCATCTAAACCTTTATTGATCGGATCAGTCATTCCTTTTCTTTCTTCTTCGAATTCTTTTTCTTTTGTTTTTACTTTTACTAAAAATTCATTTGCACTATCATACTGATCTTTATCAGTAATAGCAACAAATTTTTCACTATTTTTCTCAACTACAGATAATGCTTTAGTTAACTCTTTTTCTTTTTCTTCTGATATTGATTGTATTTTCATATTTTAGTAATAATCTTTAGCGAACATTATTAAACAAGATTGAGAATCACTATTTGCACACTCCATTCTGATTTGAGTTAAGTTATCATTTGAATGAAAACCGTATGCAACAACACCAAGCATAAATGCACAAAATGAAACGGTTAACGAAATGATTAAAACTGTAGTATTCATAAGTTTTTATTTATTTTTTGCTTTTACTCTTCCTTCATAATCTAACCAATATCCTTTAAATGCGTTTTTAAGAATATTGAAGTTATTATCGTCAGCTTTATGAAAACATTCTGCTAATGATTTTACGAAACTTCCACCGTATTCTTGCATTTCTTCAACTACTTCGAATTCTTCTTCTGTCATTTTTTTTTATTTATATTTATTAAGTCTTCTACTAATTTAAACTTATAAGGCGACTGTGAAAGAATAAAGTTTTTTTCAACAGTGTCTTTAGCTTTTTCTAATGCTTCGATATATGTTAACATCTGAATGTCATCGGGTCTAAGCATTCTTATTTTCTTTTTGCATTGTGCACACATTAAATAATGTTTTGTTACATATTTATACGGAACATGTTTGCATTTTTTCATATATTTATTATTATTTTTACATTATACCATATTCTTCGAAATATGTAAATATATAGTCAAACGTGTCTGTATATGTTGCCTATCAGACGAGAGGTTAATTGAGCACATTTGCTCTGCAACACTCTCTTATTGTTTAACTATGTTCACTATTGGCTGACCCGTCTATTGTTGGCTTCAGATCATAAAGAGGAATAGCTATAATGCGGAGACCCTCATCTCCGTTCCAACACACCCTCTCACCCTTAGTTATTTTTGTTCGATTTTAAGATCTGTTATTGTTAAACTTCCTCTGTTAATAACGTTAACATCAAGATACGTTATCATTCTAAAAATGAAAAACACACCGAGTATTATTAACATAAAAAATAAAATTGTTCTTATGAGAATATTGAAATTCATATTATTTAAATCGCGATATTATTTTTATTATGAAAGGAGAATTATTCTCCTTTTTTAAACGATACTATTATCTTGCCCGTTTTTTCTTCGACAAGCATAAGAGTATTGTTTTGTTCAACGATAACATCTGTAGATCCGAAAGAACTAACTATTTTCCATCCTTCATTTTTAAGATCGTTAAGCGACACGTTGTACATCTCCCAAAGAACTATTTAAATGTTTTTCTATTATACCATATACTATGATATTTGTAAATGCTTTCATTCGTTTTTGTTCTCCTCTATTTCGATTGACTGTTTGTTTTTACTTTTTTTAACGACGCATGGAATTTGACATTTTGAGCATTTCCAACCCGTTGAACTTTGCTGATCTTTTTCGAGATATGTCATTGCTCCGCATTTTGGGCATTCTATTTCTTGCATATTTTTATATTTGTATTATTTTTCTTCGAAACAACTTTCTAATATATTCAAAACTCTAATAATTGCCATCTGATCGGGAATCTGACTTTCAGCAAGTTTATCTCCTCTTTCTGACATTTCCATAAGAAACTCTAAATGTTTTGTTTCTTTATTATTCTTTTCTCTTAGTTTCGCGATGTTTAAGTATTTCATATTATTTTTTTATATTTTCATACTCTGGATTTTTTAATATGAATATTCTTTTTAATCTATAATAACTTGAACGTGACTCACTGAAATGTCTTTCTCTTTCAAGATCTGTTTTGTACTTTTTTAAAAGAGTTTCGATTTCGAACAGTCTCATATCGATTTCTAGTTCACTCATTATTTCTTGCTTCCAGTCTAATTTTATTGATTTGATTTCTTCTGCTCTTTTATACACCCTAAGATTTAGATTTTTTGCGAATGGTGCGTATCTTTTAATGAAGTCAAGTATTTCATTGTCATTTGCAAATTCTGACATGTGTTTTATTACTTCGTCTGTCGAAGGATCGAATTCAATTAAATGTGCTCTTGTAAGTAAAGCATTTAAATTTCTATCTTCTGTTTTGATATCGTTCATATTCATTAATACCTTGCATGAAGTTTCGAATTCTCTTGGTACATCTTTTAAAGTAGGCGAAGAGGTGAAATATTTAATAGTCTTTTCCTCTCTGGTATCGCATAACTGTTTTAATAAAGCAACGTTTGATTTATTCATCATCAATGCATCGACATCGTCGAACATAGCAATGAAATCTTTTTCTACTTTATTTCTTTCGTAAAGTTCTTTGTACATACTTAAAGGTGTAACATGTCCAGTGAACACTAAAGGTGCTTCATCAAGTAATGCTTCTTCTGCGATAAATGTTTTTCCTAGACCACCTCTGCTAACTACAATCAATAGACTTAATTTTTTCTGACTGAATGCAGAGATGTATTTGAAAAGTTCGTCGTATGTTTTTATTTTAATCATAGGGTTTTTATTATAATTAAATGTGACGTACCAGAGAGAGGATGAAAACATTATATTTAACGTTTTTGTTATCCTTCTCTCGAGTACATCGAATGGTTGAGGTGTTTATTGGTAAAATAATATTTAATTTATTGCCGAAACTCCTCATCATTGTTCTGATATTCTTAATTCAGAACAAAGGGAAAAGTCACTTAGCGAATATCTTCACATTTTTCGAACTTGATTACTTCTATTCCTCTATTGTATTTTTCAGAATATAAATATTCTGTTCCATTAATACAATATCCTTTTTCTTGAAGTTCATTATAAACTTTAGTTTGTTCTTCAAGTATTTTATCGAATTCTCGATCTTTTGAATAATAATCTAAAAATATTATTGTGCTAACGATAACAAGAATTATTAAAACGAATCTACATGTTATTTCTATTTTGCTCATAATATTATGGGATTATCCCTTCTACTATTTTTCTGAATTGACCTTTCTTTTTTGTTTCCTTTTCTTCTGGTTGCTCTGGAGGAATATATTTTTTCGTTTCTTCTATTTTATTATTTTCTTCTATTTTGACAACATCTCTAACGATTACTTCCATTGGTTCGTCTAAGGTTGCATCTACTACTTTAACGATTCTACCTTCTTGTCTCCATTCACGAATTAAGTTTTCATACGAAAGATGTTGAGGTATAGTTAAAATCATCGGTTTTGATTTTGAAATTTGTTCTTTTGAATACATAGTTATTTTTATTATTTAATAATAGTCCTCTGTAGTCTACCCCGAACTGTTTTCGCGTTGAAAACCAAACAGTTAATTCGTTTTCAATCGTGACTGGAACTTGACGAGGAAGACAACAGAAGATTTTATTTTTAATAGTTGAACTTTAGAGGGAGGAGTTCTATAACAGATACCCTAATGGGTGTGTATTATCTGTTCATTATCCTTGTTTGGCGAGGGTTTGATTAATGATAAGACTAACCCGCGGGATCAGTGATTATCATTCTATCTTTATTTGTTTAATATTATTCGCGCTTAGGATTAAACATCAGAACCTCTTTTTTATATTACCACCCCCTCTAAAATCCAACTATTGTTTTTAACGTTCTATTTATTTTACATTATCATTATACCATATATTACTACATTTGTAAATAGGCAGACTATATCGTGTTTTTTCAGAATGAAGGTAATATCAACTTTAGATTTTAACCTTCTCTAACAGCGTTTTAGTGCGTATTTTTGAACGCTTTTTATCACAAAACAGTAAACTCTGGTTGATCGATATCTAATCCACATAAAGTAACTTGATCGTGCTCATACATTTTTTCTACTTTTCTGATTGCTTCTTTTTCACTTGTTGCTTTTACTCTGACGACTTTTGAGTCTGATATTTTTATTTCTACTTTGTATGTTTTCATATTTTATTTTTTATTATTTCTTTTGTTATACTTTCATAGATATTCTTCCAAACTTTTTCATTTCCACAAGTGCCCCAACCAAAAGCTCTATCTTTTTTTATTATTTTTCCAGTCTGTTTACTAACGAATGTTTCGTATACATCAAAGCTTTTTCCATCTTTAGGTAATACAACTTTAAAACCTAAAGCTTTTACTTTTTTGATATATTCTTTTCTTAAATCTTTATTTTGAATTTTCATATTTTTATTTTGTGATCTGTAATATGAAATCGATTACTTCTAAACCTAGTTTTGCTCTTTTTGCTTCTGCTTCGTCGAAAGGCCAATCATTATTTTTTCCTTCATTGTTATAACTTCCACCTTCTCCAAAACTAATGTCAGCAAGAGAATGTCTTTTTAAAACTTCTAATGCTTCTCTTTCTCTTTTCCCTAACATTAGAACGCCACTGTTTGTTTTCATAGATTCTTTTTTATTTTTATTATGTTTCCATTATACCATATATCTAAGAAAAAGTAAATAACTAGATAAGTTTATTGTTCTTATCAATCCCTTCCCAAATACTTTGTTTATGTATTCTATATTTTTCTCTTCTGAAACATCCACAACTTTTAACATTTCCGTTTGTTAGACTATCTAATCTTACTGTTACAAATCTACCACATTCGCATTTGCAGAATATTTTTCTGTGGGAATGTTTATCCATTCCTACGAAATTAAGAATAGTTAGTCTACCGTATTTTTTGTTTTTGAAATCTTTTTCAATATACTTGTTCATGCTTATTCTATTTTAAAATCTGCGTATGCCTTTCCTTCTTGTTTGTGATTTCGTAACAAAGCAGCAACTTCATTTCCAAGTTTAGTCATTTTATACGCAGGAGTAAACCCAGTGCCTAGATTAATAATATATCCAGCTTCTTCTAAATCTTCTAAACAATCTAAGTCATCGTGTTCTGGTAATATTCTTGAAACATCCTTTGAACCGTCATCTTTAAAGAAACCAGATAGTCTTGTTCCCCATTCTGGATTCCAATCAGGGACACCGAAAGGCGTTCCGTTTCCTACTGCTTGATTTTTTATTCTTAGATGTCTTTTGTCAAGCACGCCCATGTAATCTACACATCTTGTTTCTACATAGGCAAGTAGACTCCAATGATCTTTTCCAAAATCCTTTATTGTAACGTTGTTCATATTTTTTTATTTTTTATGCTTCTTCTTTTTAATAGTATTTTGTTTATTTCTTTTATTAACTTAACATTTTTTGTTTCATTTGCGTTTTTCCATAACTCACCAGTCGCACCTCTGTTTTCTTTTTTTCGTATTTTGATCAGTCTTTCTTCTATCATTTTAGTATTTTGTTTAAACTTACTAATAACTCTGTTTCTTGTCTATCTAATCTTTTATTAAACTTCCAATTCGAAATCACATAAAATAACAGATCTTTAATATTAGCGTTCGGAATATCAAGAAATTCTTCAATCTCTTTGTCTTTTGGTTGTTGTATAGTGATTACTTCTAATACATTTTCGAGATTAATGAAATATACTGTTGGTAATATTTTCATAATCTTAAACTTTAAATATTTTAATGCGATCATGCTTTTTATTTTAGTTTATCTTTTAGTTCGGGAAAATGAATTAAAATGAAATCTCTAAAGCCATTTATGTTTATTACGTTTGTGCTGACTTTTTCGACTAGTTTAACAAACTTTCTCCATTTGTCTGATTGTTCATTTAGTATAGCAATCATCGCATCGTTAGACTGAGCATTTCTTGACTTTCTTATTGTATCGACTTCATAGAACATTTCTTTAACTATATCTAGTAATGTTTTATCTGATGGATTTTCAATATATTTTTGTGCGTATTCTTTTGCTTTCATATGTTTATTCTCCAACTATTGCTTCTCTTACGATAGTAGTATAAATATAACCTTCGGCATCAATAAGTTGATTAATCACTACTACGTTTGTATATTCCTTGACTAATTCGTTTAACCAATCTTTAACTGCACTACTATTTGCGAATCTTTGCATATCGAAATGAGGACATTTTGGATATATCATATTTGTTTTGTTATTATTGTTTCTAATACTTCGATAGGTAAAAAGTCTTCTCTTTTTACTTTTGCTTCTTTGATTGCTTCTGTTTCGTTTTCAGCGTCAACATGAAATGTTTCTTTTGTGATGAATGTTATTAAGTATTCCATATTTTATTCATTATATGCGTAAACGTTTGTTATTACTTTCACTTGAAAACATCTTCCTTTCTCATTCATTTCACTCCAGATTGTTTTCTCAAATTCGTGAATATCAACAGTTATGTCATAAACTCTATTACCATCTTTATCATAGCATCTGATAATATCGTTTTCGTATATTTCAACTCCATCTTTATCATATCTTTCTGTAAACTGATCACTTTTCAATCCAAAAGAATTTGCTGAAGATAAAGGAGTAGTGAATACACCTTCTCTTATTTGACCCCAGTAATGAAATCTACTTCCGTCAAATTGTCTAAACTTTAATATTCTATTTTCTAACATTTTGTTTTCTTTTATCTTCTACTATTTGAACACCATCGACTAATGTGTTTATTTTTGCTTGTGCTTGCCATCGAAGAGCAACTTTCATAGATGGAGTAGATTTGTTTGATGTCTTTACTGTACCGTCTGTAAAATACGTAATGATCGTGTATTTTTTTGTTTTCATGTCTTTTGTTTTATGATTACATTACTATTATACCATATAATACTATATATGTAAATATGTATTAGATTTTGTTTTTTTCGATCGTTATTCTCCAAGTTATTCTATAACTTCCGTCTTCTGCTTCAGTGTCTAACATACCGGAACTGTTACCATTTGCTACTTGTTGACTAATTTGTAGTAAATCTAAGTCAGTTGTTTTATTTTCATCGACTGTTTTTTCTAATCTTAGAGTTCTGAATACTCCTCTTATTAAACCTCCATCTGCTTCTTCAAAATCAGTAAGAACTTTTTCTGGATTATCATAATGATTTTGAATAAATCGGAATGCTTCTTCTCGAGTAACTTCTATTTCTTCATTCTTTTCTCTATCTATTAAAAAGTATTTCATTATCTTATTGCCTTTTTAGGGCTTTACTTAATTATTTCCTTATATACTGCAAATCCAGCGGTATATATTTTCTGAGCTTTTTCAATTGCTTCTTTTCTACTTCTTGCTTCTATCGTTTTCATTTTCTTTCTCTTATCAGAGAAAGCTATACTAAATGTTTTCATTTTTTTTTTTAAGTTCTTCTCTATTAAGATGAGAACTGTTATAATTTGATTTTGCGGGGAACTTGATGTATAATTAAAGATTCACTGGAGGAGGACTGATAAGTCTTTCTCTTACCCTATCTGGGATATTACGTAATTACGCCAGAAGCTTCCGTCATACTCCATTTAAGTGTATAACCTCGAGCAATCCCCCTCCACTGAACCCTTAATTACTTACCTCTGCGCAACTGCTGATTTGCTCAATTTGCGGGGAGGTTTGTGTTAAGTGCAAATAACTTACTCTTAGCATATAGATTATCTACATCTAGCATATCTCTATCTCTCTCATTCTCTCTAGTATCTCTTTCTGCTCTATTTAACTCTAGATTATCTAGATTTTAAAATGTTTATTACTAGATATTCATTCTCCAGTATATTGTTTCTATAATTATATATTACGTATGATTTTATAGAACAACTCGATTAGCGTTCGATTCCTAGTCCACCTCTGTCTTAATTTCAAAAGACACTAAACTGAACACATAATTTCAGAGCGCATTTTTTACATTTAATTCGTATACGCTGAACTGGTATAATAATTTTCATTTGCCAGAATCAAGTCGTAGAGGCGCTAAAACCACTTGAAAATAGCAGAAAATGTAGAGAATTGAAGCGTTAGAGTTGCTTAATTTTCATACGATTTTACGAATTCTTTCGCCTACTACGTTGTTTTCTGTATCTCTTACTACTAGATGATTGAATGTTCCGTTATTGTAGAGTCGATCCATTTCGATAATTGCTAGATGTTTCTTTTCATGAGAGTTGATTACATACTCCCCGCAATTTTGAGAACTGATGCTTATTAACTTGAAGTTTAATTGTTTGTTCTTCATAATTATAGATGAGTTAAGATTAGTTCTGTTCCATTGCCCCCCACAAAATAGTAGACGGGTGAATGGATGTTATCTTTGAACTCAGCTTTAATTGCTAATTTCCCTCTTATCTCTACATATGTAAATTTGAGTAGACTAATGAGAGAAAGTTGACGCTTAATTTGAACTTTTTCGGGCTTTGTTTTCATGTATAATTTAATTGCTTCAAATCCCTGCATCTTCTGCTATTCTCGCACACTTCGTTCCGTGTTAAATCTATCAGTAAGATGTTTTGAGGCTTGAAAATGCATGTTAGAGAGTAGTTAATGCGTACGTGATGTAAACTATAGCGAAGAACAAAGGCCATCTTAGATGTTTAATTCCTTCATCCAGCGCTAGGCGGTCGAGTTGATTGATATCTATATAGTAATGCCACTTGTGATTTTTATCTTCGTATATCATATACCGAAGATTTTAACTCCTCTATCGCAGTCAATGTAGATTTCCTTTTCTTTTAACCATCTATTTGCTATTGATTTTTGTTCGTCAGCGCTGTATTGAAAGAAGTCAGAGTAATTTGCTAATTGCGATAGAACTTCTACGAAACTCATTTTGCTTTCAAATTCATTACCGTAGTAAAATGAAAACTTTGCAGTTGCTAATTTTGCTAAAATCTGATTTGTTGTCATGTAATTATTTAATTGCATTTCAAGTCCCAGAATATCTTACTGATTACTAGAGAGATGTTTTGAGGCTTAACTCTGGTTTATAATTTACTCTCCCCAAGGGATTTTTCCGAAAGTTCTATAGATATATAGAGCTTCTTTTGCTTTTTTAATAGATGAATATCTACCACTAATAATGTTTGGGTATTCTCTATTACCGAAGTATATGTCAATGACGTATTTCTTTTTGTTATTGACATCATTTCTAATTACTGCTTTGTTTTTTTCGAATATAATTGTTTCTTCCATATTAGAGATATTTAAGATTGCTTTAATTCTATATACTTAACACCGTGAACGTTCCAATTTCCGTGAAGACGAATTGAACCGTGATCGATGTCTTCAATTACGTATTTTGCGTTTCCGTTTTTAAATCTGAAGTTTTTGATTTGAACTGCTTCAGATAATGGAATTAGTTTTCCAAGTTGACCGAAAGGTTTAATTTCGTGAACTCCTCGAATTATCCAAGTGTTTAATTCATCTTCAAATGCATTTTCTTTATTGAGACCGTTTGAAAACTTAACTACTCTGCCTTTTAAATCCGTTTCGTATTTGTCTCCGTATAGGCTGACAATAATATACTTCACTTGATTTTTCATATTTGTATAATTTAATAGAGTTAAGCTCCAGAATATCTCTCTAGTATTTAACACGCTGTTTTCTATATTATCACGTTCGCGTGCGCTGTTCTGGGGGTTGTACCAGTCACAGTCGTGATAATCTCTTAATTTGATTGGGAGGGTGTTTTGAAACAGTACTCTAGTGTTAGCCTGGCGTTATAATTTAATTATGTCCAGTTGTCTATTTCCTGTTCCAGAATACCCTTCCAACTTTTTCAAAATACTACTTGGTCCTTCTGTACTTGTCGGAACCTTGCACTTCGCTTAATTCATAGTTTTCGTTCCAGTAAACTATCAGTGAGACAGAAATTCGTGTTTGCTTGAGTGTGTATTATATACAACGTTATTGTGTCAAGTGGCTGAATTTGTGTCCCAGTGATAATCTACTTTTTAATGTTCTTTTGTTTTACATTTCTATTATACCATATCATTCTATATTTGTAAATATTTACAGATTGGTAAAATATGTTTTAATAATAGAATAATATTTTGAGACCCTTTAACGTTTGTTATGCACAAAGAACTAAGATTCCGAAATACATTGCGATCGTTCCACCAACTGCTGTTACGATTGTTAAGATTTTTTCGTTTCTTATTTTTTTTCTTTTTGAATTTGTCATGCTTACTTTTTTGTTGAAATGATTGCTAATAATAATCCTGTGTACCAAAGTGTTTCGTATTGAAGATATGTTAATCCTTCGAAGAACATATCTGTGCCTATCATTAATGCGAATCCAATTATGATAAGAATAAAGAATGTTTTCATTTGTTTTTATTTCGGGTCCCAGAATATTATTCCATTATTTTTTATTATGTTGTGAATGTTCTACTACCTATTTCCTTTACATATCTAATATACCATATCCTTCGATATTGTAAATAGGCAGCCTGTTCTCAATCCAAGCAAAACGCGCGGTTCTAGAAACGATGGTAGTTACTATCATCTATATATAGAAACACTCTCTAATAGTGTTATATACTGAAGTTAAAGGGAACACTGTATAAGACTGTAGGATGATATCTATGACTGTTATATATTATTCTGATATAACTATCATTGTCTTTCTATTAAAGAGTTATAGACATACGTGTTCGAATTTGCGGGGTATGTTCTACAATATAGTTAACCACTAACACTATCTTATCTACTATACAAGATCGATAACTACATAAACTAAACGAATGACTATGTACAACGTACTATATTTATTTTATAATATTATATTGTTTACTTTATTTTATTCTGTAGTAATAATATATTTACAAATACATAGACTATGTTGTAGTATATAGTTTACATTAAACGTTATTTATATTATAATATTTTTATTCCATCGAACCATATCACAATACAAATCATAGGAGATGTAAATCGTTTACATAATACAAAAATATTTTATAAAAAAAAGTATCATTATTAAACCCTCTAAGGACCGTCTAGATATGACGAGCGAAAATGCGCAAATTGAACATATAGAATAATATGGTAATGGTTTCCAAACAGTAGATTTAATGTTATTATTATAATTATTAGAAAATAAAATCACTCAATATGTCTATTTTTTCATTTGTGACTGATCCATTCAAAAGAGGGAGCGCGAAGAAACCAATTAAGAAATCTTATAGCGAAGATAATAATAGAAGGGGGATATCATTGAAAGCGATGATGGAAGAACTAGGCGTCAGAACAGATACTACGATTGGTACTTATAATGAAGAAGAAAACCCTGATAAGCTTACCGTCACTGATTACATAAACATGCAAGACAATGATGGAACTGTTAGGGCGATTACAAGATTAGTAGCAATGCCGATTCAAGCGTCACCTATTAAGATCATGCCGGCAAAGGGTGATAAAGGAGAAAGAGATTTCATTGAATCCGTTTTTATGGGAACACAAAAAGAAGGTGGGATGTCTACGCCCCTCCCTTTTGTTGTTGCAGATATGACTAGAGCAATCTTTGAAGGTTTCCGTCTTTACGAAAAAGTCCCTCAGATAATAGGAGAAGGAAAATACAAAGGAATGATTGGTTGGAGAAAACTAGCCCCTAGAGATTCGAAGACGCTGGATCTCCGATCAGACATGCATGGAGGATTCTTAGGCGCACATCAAACAGCATCATTTGGTTTTAATATAGTAGATGTAAACATCCCTGCAGAGAAATGTATTTTATTTACTTTCCAGAAAGAGAGACATCCGTTTTATGGAGAGTCTCTTTTAAAGACAGCGTACTATCATTATGATAAGAAACACAAACTATATTATCTTGCTCATAAGAAAGCAGAAGTAGATGCGGTTGGATTGAAGATCTTAAAACTAAACAAACCTTTTAGTGAATCAGAAGTAGTAAAAGCAGAAGAAGCAGCAGATTCGATTGGAGTAAATTCAAGAGTTACTCTTCCGCAAGGATTTGAATTAGATATTGATAGATCACCAACAGGATATGATGTTTTGAAGTTAATCGAACATCATGATTCTCAAATTGCGCTCTCTACCCTTACTCAAGCGATGCAGATGGGATCTGGTTCTACATACAAGTACCCTTACGGAAAAGGATACGAAACACAGTCAGAATTTATACTCCAGATGATTGATTCAGTTAAGAAATCTATGGAAGATACTTTAAACGAATGGGCAATCGCTCCACTAATCGATTACAACTTCCATTCGGGAAGTTACCCAAAAATTAAGTTAATGCCTTTGAAAGAGAAAACACAACAGTATCTAATAGAGATGTTTAGTACATTGATGAAAAAAGATCCTTCGTTTATTCCACAGACATTTACAAACAAATTAGTAAATGAAGTTGCTGAAGCTTTAGGTTTAGAAATAAAGATAGATGAAAAGAAAGATGCAATCAGTGCTTTTGAATCTGGAAAAAAGAAAGTATACGATAAAGAAAAACTAAAGGCTGCAAAAACACCGGAGGAAATTAAAACTAAAATAAAAGCTAAAGCAGTGAAGTTACAAGATGATCTTTACTTTTATGAAAAATTCGAAGCAATGGGTCGAAGCTTTGCGATTCACGAAATAGAAAAATCAAAATTAAAGAAATGATTTTCATTTGCAGAAAATCAAAACTTCAAGAATACGGTTGTCAAGTATGTGTTAAACCGAAATGGAAAAGTAATAAAGAATGGATCTGTTTTGATATGTGTTTAGCTAGAGAATTATTCTATTTGTGGGATCAGGGAATCGTAACAACTGGATGTTGTTGTGGTAATCATGAAGGAGACAATGGAGAACATAGTTATATCGGAGTATTAGATGAGTTTATTCCAAAAATGAAAGAGCTTGGTTATAAAGTAAGACTTAATCCATGCGATCAGAAAAGAGAAGATAGTTTTATTCCTAGAACGTTTTATTCGATAGAAGAATATAATCGATTATAATAAATATTTACATTTATGCCAATGCCAAATCAACATAGTTGTCGTATACGTGAACCAAAATTATTTATCTCTTCAAGTTTTAAAACTTTAAAAACTAAAACAAAGGGATTAACTATTATAGTAGGTACTTTAAAGTCTACAAATAAATCTGCACTTGAAGCATACAGATATGAAAAAGATGCTTGGACAGCAGAACGAGCAAGAAAACATTGCAATCAAAGAGGAGGAAGATTCGAAGGTGCATCGACACAAAAATCTTGTGAATCTTATGGCGATCATATATTTATGCATCATATCTGGAGCAAAGTAAAGAAAAACAATGAATGGGGTGGTTGGAAAAAAGAAGAAGTAATTAAAGAACATGCAGCAATTACCGACGCTCTTAGAAATAAAGGTTATGCAATGCATAAAAGATCAGAGTTGGATTCTTTATCAAGAGAATTTGAAAAAACGATTAAGATGTTAACACCTTCTGATATACCAGCGTTATCACAACCAAGCGGAGATAAAAAGAAAAAGAAGAAAGTAAAATTGAGTGATACAGAAACATTTGTGAATCTAAAAACGATTGATTCTATAATAAACATGCACGATTTTGTTTCTATTCTTAAAAATAAAGAAGGTGAAGATATTCCTCATATTCTCATAAGAGCAATTAAAGAAAATGTAAACAGTGTCGAATTAGAAGAAACGATTAGAAAAAATCTTCCAGATGAAATTAAAAAAGATGTAGTGTTCTTATATAATCTTTCTGGAGCAGATACTTCATACGTCGCATTGTTTGATTTAGTTTTAGTTCCGAAAAAATTAGAATTAGTTGAACTTGGTGAAAAAATAAAAAACGATGATGAAGAATAATTTTACAAGCGCATTTTATAAAAGTATAATATAAACAATATGCAAAACTTTTCATTCGAACTTGATATCGTTAAATCTAAAACACTTGTAAACGCAGGTGATAGAGTTGTAGTTGGTTATGCGTCATCATTTGATATTGACACTGATGATACACAAATTACAAGACAAGCACTCGAAGGTGCTAAAAACGATTTATTAAAATATTCAACGGTATTATTTAATCATAACACTGATTGGCCTATTGGACACGTCGTTGAAACAGACGTCGATGATGTTGGCCTTCTCGTTAAAGTTATTATTTCAAAAGCATCTGGAGATATGTGGGAAAAAATCCAAGATGGCACTCTAAATAAATTTTCGATAAAAGGTCGAGCATCTGAATATGCTCCTATAGTAAAAGGAGATGGAAGAGAAATATTACAAATCACAAAATTAGAATTATTTGAAGTTTCTATTGTCTCTGTTCCTGCTAATAACAAAGCAGAAACAATCTGTTCATACATTGCTAAATCATTGAATTTAGATGTAGTTAAAAAGGAAAATGAACAAAAAGAAATATTGAAATCTTCAAATTCTGAAAATATGAATTCATTAATCGAAAAATTAAAAGTAATCGTTGAAAAAGGAAACGATGAAGTAAAAGCAGAAGTTGGTGTTATTATCAAACAATTAGAAAAAGAACAAGACATTATTGCAAATCTTCAGATTCTCGCTGGTAAATTAGATGAAAATGATAGATGTGCAGTTGAAGAAGCAGTTGCATTACTATTAGAAAGAAACAAATTATGCGACGAGGAAGAAGAAATAAAAGAAAATGATTTTCATCTTGATGATGAATCTGAAGAAAGACCAGTATTTCAATTAAACACTAATGATGAATCTGAAATTGCTTTAGAAGAAGGATCTTCTAATAAATTCAGAAAACAAATATTAAAAAAAGGGAAGTGGTTCCACTGGGATGCAGAAGGCGGTGTTCTAAACATCAACGATGAAGTGATTGATAATCTTATCAAAAACTTCAAAAAGGGTCTTATAGAAAATGTATTTGTACCTTTATCACATACTAATGATCCAGCAAAAAATACTGGTGAAGTAGTTGAACTTCAGAAAACAGAAGACGGACTTGATGCAATTATAGAAATTAAAGACGAATCAGTCGCAGAAAAGATAAAGAAAGGTTTAATCAAATGCATTTCAGCTAGTTTTGATCCAAACTATTTAGTTAAAAAATCTAAAAAGTTCGTTGGACCAACTTTACTTCATGCAGCATTAGTATCAGAACCATTTATTAAAGGAATGAGTCAATTCATACCTTTATCAGATGATTTTTCAAATAGAACAATAGTTCAATTAGAAGATCAAAAGCCGAATTTTAAATCATTATATAAATCATTAATCAATAAAGTTAATAATATGGAAAAGAAATTAGAAGAAATTAAAAAGGAAGAAGAAGTGACTTTCCCAATCGGAGAAAAAACAGATATCGAAAAACAACTTGAAGGTGAACCTAAAGCAGGAGACATCGCAGTAGTGGAAGGAACAAGAGGCTCATATAAAGAAGAAGAAGGAAAGTTAGTTTTTAAAGCTTTCACACAAGAAGAAAATCTTGAATTTGCAAAAAGTGCATACGGTGACTGTGTAGGAGCAGAAATGAAAGCAGGCACTAAGATGAAAGAAGCTGCTGCAAAGTGTAAAGCAAAAGTTAAAAAAGAATTGGATTTCGATGTACCAGAGGAAGAACCGGATGAAAAGCCCGGATCAGAGTCTGGAGATGCACCGAAAGAAGACACAGAAGCTAAAGTTGACTTAGCTGATGCGAATAGAGCATATGAAGACGCTCTTAAAGCAGGAAAGATCGTTCCCGCTCAAAAAGAAGTTTTCGTACAACTCTACGCTTCAAAATCTGTAATAGAACTCAGCGATAATAAGAAGGTCGATATATCTGAGTTATTTAAACAGTTTTTGGAGACACAACCGAAAGTACTGAATTTCGATGAAAATGGAACTGAAGGCGGAGATCCTCAACCTAAAGAACCAATTTCTACTGAAGAAGAAATACCAGCTGACGTAAAAGATTTTTACGGTAAAATGGGATTATCAGATGAAAAGATAAAGGAATCATGGAAATTCGCTAAGAAATTAAGCGAAGAAGAAGAGGAAAACAAAAAGTCAACATTATTTAATTAGTAAAACACACAAAAATGACTGCATTAACATCAAATTTCGAAGACAAAAGACAAGATGGCGAAATCATAGCTATCAAAGTTAAAGCAAATGCCGTTATCTACAAAGGGGCGATGTTAGTAGATAAAGGAACTGGATACGCTGAACCGGGAGTTGATGGTTCAGGTAACATTTTCTTAGGCTTCGCTGTTGAAAACGTTACAGGCACTTCTGCAGATGGCGGAGTATCAGTAAGAGTATATAAAACAGGAACATTCCAAGTACCAAAGGCATCAGCTGTGCAATCAGACTTAGGACAAGTCATGATGCTACATGATGACAATTCAGTTGGTACATCATCAACAAACTCAGTTTCAGTTGGAACTTGTGTCGACATCGTTGATGGCTCAACAATTAAGTTGAGAATAGATAATTACACTAAATAAGTAAAACAAAAAAATGCTAGTAAAAGGAGATATACCAAAATTGCTACTTGCTGGAATGAGAACAAATTTCATGACAGCTTACGATGTAGCAGCAAAAGAATACGAAAAGCTTGCGACAGTTATTACATCTACTAAGAGTTCGGAAACTTACCCATGGTTAGGTGGAGTACCTAAAATGCATGAATGGAAGGATGAAAGAATTCCTCAAGGCATGCTAGAACACAACTTTTCAATCGCTAACAGAGACTTTGAATCATCTATTGCAGTTGACAGAAACGCAATTGAGGATGAACAATATGGCCAAATCGAAATAAGAGTCAAAGAACTTGCCGTAGAAGCAGCTAGATTCTTCGATGAAATGGCTTTTACCTTAATCTCACAAGGTAGTGCTACAACAGGCACTGCTGGATCGATTTACGATGGAGTTACTTTAACTTGTTACGATGGAAAAGCTTTCTTCGCTTCAAATCACAGTGAAGGAGAATCAGGCACTCAATCAAACAGAGGCACTACTGCTTTAGGTTCAACTGCTTTGCAGTTAGCTATAACAGCAATGAAAAAGTTAAAGAACGACAAAGGCAAACCTGCTCATGTAAAACCAACATTATTATCTGTACCGACTGATCTAGAATGGGAAGCAAAAGAGTTGTTAAATTCACAGTATTACCCTGAAGAAGGAACTACAACTACTAAGCTTGCTGTTAACACTTTAAAAGGTGCATTAGAATTGGAAGTTTCAGAATACTTCACAGATACTGATAACTGGTACTTATTCGATACAAACAGAGTAGTAAAACCTCTTATCTTACAGATGAGACAAGATCCAAGATTCACAAGTTTGACTCAAGGTACAGAATCTTCTTTCATGAGAAAGAAATTGTACTTCGGAGTAGACTGGAGAGGAGAAATCCTATTCGGCGACTGGAGAACTGGATACGCAAGTATCGTTGGATAGTAATAACCGAGAATAATCCTTTAAGTGTTGCTCGTGTACTAATCTTTCCCAAAGTACAGGAGCAATTGGAAAGAACTGAAGGGATTGTTTCTTTTAAATAATAAAAAATATGCCAAACGAATACGATTTAGTAATCGGGATCCCAACTATTGGGAATGTCAATTGGCGTTTTGCTTCTTCTCTAATGGGTTTGCGATTGCCTTGTAGCACAAGAGTAATATGGCAAGTAAGATCTATGATCGATACTGCTAGAAACTCGATCGTTGAAGAATTCTTAAAAGCGCCAGGTAAATATTTAATGATGATCGATGACGATCACGAATTCAACTTCGATATAGTTGAAAAACTAATGTCACATAATGTAGACATAGTCGGCGGATTGGCTTTTAAAAGAAGACCCGGGTACGAACCGTGCGTGTATAGACAGAATCAAGAAGATAAACAATACTATCCAATCGTTCCAAAAACATTTCAAGAAGTAGACGTAGTTGGCACAGGTGGAATTATGATTAAAAGAGAAGTATTAGAAGGAATGTCTTTTCCTTATTTCTATACAGAATACGATGAAAATAAAGTACATTGGAGTGTCGATTTTAAATTTTGTATAAACGCAAAAAAACAAGGTTTTAAAATATTCGTTGATCCAGAAGTTCAATTATCGCACATAGGTGACCCTGAGATAGTTACAGCAAATACTTTCTTTGAATATATTAATAAAAATAAAAAATAATAAAATGTTAAAAGTAATTGAAGTTACATCAAGTAGTGCAATATTCGCAATACCTGCATTAATCAAAGCAATAGTTTTAGTTGGTGGATCAGATGCATCTACAATAAAATTAAGCGATGGCGCAGCTGGTACAGACCCTGTTAAAATAAGTGCGACAGCAGCAGCAAATATTACTACACCTCTAATGTTTACAGATTTAGTAAAATTTGGTACAGCTGTATATGCAACTATATCGGGCACAGGAGCAAAAGCTTACGTTTATTACAATTAAGTATTTATAAATGCTTTTAAAGCAGGTAATACTATGAACAGATCAATAAATATTGGCGTTTTTAATCCATCTCTAATACATCAAGCATCTCCGTATTGTGGTGATCAAATTTTTGCGAAAGGGTTTGAACAGAATGGTTATGAAGTAACTAGAGTTGATTATAGGGCTATAAGAAATCCAGATCAGTACTTATTTGAAATCGCTGATGAAATAAAACCCGATTTGTTTTGGTTTGGTAAATGTGAAAAAATCAACCCTGAAACTATCAGGGTTTTGAAGACGAAATTTCCAAATGCTATTTTTTTAAAATGGGCCGCAGATATGCGTGACGAACCTTATCCTTTAGATTTAGAGCATATGAAATATATGGATATGTTCTTTGGTACTTTTGGTGGAGAATATTTGAAAAAATACTTATTACCAAACGTCAAAGGAGTTTGTTCTATAATGACATTTACTGATTCTGATTTTTATAAATTTTATGGCACTACTAAAGAATATGAAGCGGATGTTCTATGGACAGGAAGACGAGGGTTTGGAAATAACACAATGAGAAACGAAATAATCGATAATCTTTTGTACGATGTAAAAAATGCTAACGTGATTGGTTTAAATGAATGGATAGGCGATCCGGAATATTTATATGCAATAAACAGTGCAAAGATAGGCATTGGTTCAAACAGTTTTAATCAAAGAAAATATTCATCTGACAGAATTGGTAATTATATGGCATGTGGCACTTTCTATTTAACACAGTATATTGAAGGCATCGAAGATTGTTTTCAGAGAGGAGTTCATTTGGATTGGTTTAATACAGTAAAAGAAATGGATGAAAAAATTGATTATTATCTTAATCATCCAAAAGAAAGAAAAGAAATAGCTAAAACGGGACAAGAATTCGTACTTAATCATTTCGACTGTAAACCACTCGTTGAAAATATAATAAACGTAATAAACACTGGTTATTCAAAATATCCTTGGGATGAAGTATATTTAAACAAAAAATATGACATTTAAAACAACTCGTTTTATTAAAGTTAAAAACAATCAAATAGAAAAAATCGATAATAGAATTCGTTTAGCTTTTGTTAGATGTCCAAAATGCAAAAGATATGTTAATCTTTATAAAGATGAACTTAAACTAAATGATAATGAAGTTAGAACAATTAGAGCAAAAAAATGTTCGTGCGGAATGAAGACAGTATATGTCTTAGAAGGATGGCATGATAAATAACACCTCTTTAATATAATAACCTATCTAGAAAGCATTCTAGGGCTTTCTATAACGTTTAAAACATGTTAATAACAACAGTTTTACAGATCTATAAACGAAACACGTATCTTCAAAAACAAATTGATGCTATTTTGAAGCAGACTATTAAATCTGATAAGATCATAATAGTGCATAATGAAGGCGGTGTTGATTTCAATTACCCTGAAAACGTTCAGTTAATATATGCAAACCCTAACAAAAAGTTTCATTTAAGATTTGCAGTTGGTTTGTTAGTAGATACAGAATATGTTGCTTTCTTTGACGACGACACTTTACCCGGTTCAAAATGGTTCGAAAACTGTATAAATACTATCAATAAACATGATTGCATATGTGTTGCTAATGGTAGAGATGTAATACCAGAAAATAAAACACAAACATGTCCTGGCGGTTGGTGTAATCCAAAAGATCAAGAAGTTCAATGTTGGTTTGGGGGTCATGCTTGGTTTTTGAAAACAAAAAATTTAAAGTATATGTGGTTTGATGATATAATAGAACATAATAATGGAGAAGATATTCAATTAAGCGCAAACGCTTGGCTTTATAAAAAAATACAAACTTTTATTCCACCTCATCCAATATCTGAAAAAGAATTATGGGGTTCCTTAAAAGGTATGGAATTAGGATCAGACAAAGTTGCATCTTATCTTGTTAATCCGTCTCATTATATTGATAGATGGAATTTGATAGAATATTATTTAACTAAAGGATGGAATCCTATTTAATAAACTTAAAAACATGATAGAATTATATAAAGACTTCAATACAAATATTTCAGACATTAGATGTACTTTTTTAGGGAGACCAGTCGCTCAATCTTTTGCTGCTTTTTATCTTTTTGAAAAAGTATTATTGAGTAATCCTTTTGATAGAATTGTTGAATTAGGTACTTGGAAAGGCAATCTTAGTCTTTATTTATATTTGTATTGTCTATCTGAAGAAGCAGAATTTTATTCATATGATATCCAAAAACAAAATACGTATCTAAATGACAAAAAAGACATATTAAAAGACATACTTCATTTCGATAATCATTTTAAAACGTTAGATGTATTAAATGAAAATGAAGAAATATCAAATATAATAAAAAAAGATGGCAGAACGATAATGTTCTGTGATAATGGTCGTAAAATACAAGAATTTAATATTTATGCAGTATTTTTGAAATCAGGTGATATTATCGGTGTGCACGATTGGGATAGTGAAATATCTTTCGAAGATATAAAAGAAACGATTGAAAAAGAAAAATTAGAAATGATATTCGAAGATGAATGTATAAAAAATGACAGATATTTAAGATTTTTTAAAAAGAAATAAAAAAATGAATGATTTTGAAATAATTGATTTTCGGTTTGCAAATAAATCTGATAAGTTTGATTTAAAATATGAAATGAATTTAGTTTGGTCAAGATGTTATGAATATAAATATGTTTTAGATTTTATTAAAAATAATAAAAAAGAAAAAACAAATATTCATAATTCTTCTTGGGGTTTTGAAAAAGTGCATGTTCTTTTTAGAGATGAACTTGATATTATCGGAGAATGTGTTCATTCAGATATAGTTAAATCTGATTTTAGAAAAACTTATTTTTATGATATTACTACACAAAACGAAGAATTTAAAAATAAATTCGATTTTGTTTTAAACATATCGACAATAGAACATTTGCATAGTGCAAAAAATAGATTATTAGCAATATCAAATTTATTTGAACAAACGAAAGCAGGTGGTTATTTAATAATAAGTTTCGATTATCCAAGTGTCGATTTAGATGAAATAGAAAAATTAGTTAATAAAAAATGCGAAATATGTATAGATCGTTTGAATGGTGAAAATTCTGTTGTTAAAAATACAAAAAACAAACATTTAAATATCGTGTATTTAATATTAAAAAAAATAAAATGAAATTTGCTACACATATATTGTTTTATAATCAAGACAAATGGATTTTAAAAAATATAGAAATGATTGCACCGTTTGTTGAAAAAATATATATCGGATGGAGTGAAAAATCTTGGACGTACAATAGAAAAGCAAGAATAAATTTTAAAAATAATTCAAATTTAGATTTATTAAAATTGTCTCCTTTTTATAACAAAATACAGATAATAAAAGGAGATTGGAATTTAGACGAAGATGAAAGAAACGCTTGTCTAGATGTTGCTAAAAAAGACGATATTGATTATTTATTAATAATTGACGCAGATGAGTTTTATTTTAAAAAAGATATTGAAAACATAGTTAACGATATAAAAAATAACCCAGACTACGATTATTATACTACTCCCTGGATATGTTTTTGGAAATCTTTTAAAAATATAGTTCAAAGCAAAAATAATTCTATAATAGGTTATCCAGAAATAGCAATAAATGTAAAAAAAGACTTAAGATTTGAAAGATGTAGAATACCTAATGGAAAAACAAAAAAACAGTTGAATTATTTGTGTTATCATGCTTCTTTCGTTTTATCTGATAAAGAATGTTGGGAAAAAATAAATACTTGGGGGCATTCTCATCAAATAAAATCTGAAGAGTGGTATAACAAGAAATGGTTAGAATGGAACTCAGACACTATAAATTTACACCCTGCAGAACTAAAGGAATGGTATAAGACAACAGAATTCAACGATAAATTACCAGAAATATTAAAAGAATATGAATAATGTATTTTCTAAATTTGCAACTTTGACTGTAGCATACAATGAAGAACGTTTCATTGGTGGTATGTTAGAAGGAGTAAAGGAATTACACAATTTAGTAATAATAAGCAAACCTTGGAATGGCATTCATAATAGATTTGATAACACTGAAAAAATAGCAAAAAAAATGGGTGCAGAAGTGTTATTGCGTGACTTCAATAATCCCGCAGAAGAAAGAAATTTCGGTATTGATTTATTAGAAAAACAAGGTTTCAAATATATTATAATCATCGATTCAGATGAATATTATCTTAAAAAAGATATTAAAACAATAATCGAATTCATTGAAAAAACACAAGTTGATTTTTATAAAACTGGTAATAACGTAAAAGCATTCTGGAAAAATACAGAATGGTGTTTTAGACAAAATCATATATTAATGTGTATTGCTTCTTCAAAACGTTTAAACACAAATCAACTAGGAGGAAGAAATATATCTACTTCTAACGTAATGTTTTTACCAGAAGAAATATATTTATATCATTTTAGTTATAATAGAACAAACGAAGAAATGTTTGAAAAAATATCAACGAGAGGGTTTTCAAAAGGTTTACAAAAAGACTGGTATGAAGAAAAATGGTTAAAATGGAATCCTGATATGAAAAATCTAGGTCCAGTCGTCCCTGAATCAATACCATACGTGTTTCGTTCAGAAGAAATTCCCGAAGAAATAAAGTTAAGATTAAATAAAAAATATGATTAAAAATAACGAATGTTTCATTATCGGAACTCGACCTGATACAATTAAAATGGCACCGTTGATTTATAAAATTAAACCAATCATAATAAACACGGGTCAACAAAAAGAACTCACTGACGAAGCATTAGATATTTTTAAGATCGTACCGCATTATAATCTTGAATTGATGAAAGACAATCAGAATATGATTAGTGT